CTCCGAGGAAGCAGCTAGCCCAATGCGGATCTGACTCTACCACAGCTCTCATGTAAGGCAGAGCAGCAGCAGTTACCGAAATTGCTTGGGAGATCTTATTATCCGGATACGCAACTTCACGACCTAGGTCGAAAGTTGCCCCGGGACCCCACTTGCAATCATTGAGCACAATGGAAGGCCTCAACGTTCCAAGAACAGCAGCTATTTTACGTTGCGCTCGAAAAAGAGCAGCTTCAACGCGACCCGTAAAAGGTCGAAGCTGGATGTTCCTAAAACGCAAATTGGTATCCTTGCACTCAATCTCAGTAGATCTCCATCTACTGAGCGCGACAGCAGCAGTATCAACTTTGACTTTCAATCCTTTGTACTTTGATAAGTACTCAGTAATGAAATAATCAAGCTGAAAACTGCTTATGTCACGAGTTGCAATGTCAGCCATGGGAAGATTTAGCAACTCTTCCTGGTTGTATTTAAAACACAACCAAACTGACAGGGACCTAGGACTATTGATGCGTTCGCACAGAGACCGAACAACGGTCTCCATAACATCACTGTTTGGCGAATTCATCGAAGGTCCTCCCAACTAGTACGGAGTTACGAGAGTCTCCACGAGGGCGATAAGTTGCGCCTCGGCTTGGAGATTCGCGTTCATTTTCCGCAGATCCTTACGGTTCTGCAGGGAACTCCGTTCCGGCATCACATACTCCGTGAAACTTCGCGGAACATAAGATACCGTCGGCGCAGGAGCGATACCCGAGACTGTGTTATTTGTCACATTCTCGAGGATCGGTTCATGCAAACCGATAGTTGCGCGATACGTACGTTGGGCCGAAGTCTGACCGGCAATCCCAGGAGGCGGACGTTTCAGTGTATAACTGATCCGCCAATAGCCAACTGGGGAAGCTTGGGACTGATCTTCAAACCAAAATACGCCTTCGCGATCTGGTCCAAGGGGCACGAACGTGTGATTGACTGGGGTTGCCAGTGCATCAGCAAGAACGATGTTAATTGCAGCCATGAGTTGCCTCACTTAACGTACCTATCACTAGGTACCGTGTTCTGCTAGAGCAGTTGCGCTAGCAGTGCAGCTAGGCTCAACAGCTGTTGCGAGCCTAGATCACACCGAAAACTCGGTGCATGAGGCAGTGGATATGATGATAGTTTGGTTCGGGAGAAATTGCGCACTTTTAGTGAGCTCTTAATCCCCTCACATGTGTTAAACTTCGGTGGATTGGTGGAAATGAATCCGCTTCCGGGGGGAATACGTTGCCCCCCGTATGCTTCTTCAGTGCCATCATACACATAAAGTTGAGACACATAGCCAGACACAAACCGCGTATCATAAAGAAGCGCAGTTTCGGCATTCCTTAAAAAGGAGCCGACATCATAAAACCAGTCGACGACGAACGAATAAGGAATTAATTCCCAAGCAAGCCCGACGGGATTCAACGTTGACCAACGGTCAAGCGTTGCGCCCGGCAGTTCCAGTGTCACAACAAAGCGACACGCCTGCTTTCCGCTCCCCTTGGATGTAACATGCCAAGAGTTTTCGCCGATAAAGCGCTCGATATTTCCGAGCCCACTGAGAGGTTGAATGGCGGAGGCGCGAAAGGTCTTTATAACCTTCAGTACAATGTTGAAAGCCTCTTCTGCGGCGCCAAAAACGTCGTTCATTAGAGGTCTCCAACCGTACTGCCATTCCAACCAACCATTGGCCAAGTCTCTACCAGAGCCAAAACCCGATACATTAGCGTACCTGCGAACATCTGCAAGTGCTCTAAGCATTCGGATAGTTTGCCCGGCTTCGGCTAGGCTCACGCCTAGGTCGACGCCACCACGCACCGCCGAATTTAATCGGCTAAGTGCTTGGTTGTAGACAGCCTGACTATTGCCTGAAGGTGCACCGGGACCATCGTTCCATGCGAAGTTATTATACTCCTCATAGACGATTTCCGGACGGGTCTCCCATGGTTGAGGAGGAAAGTGCTTTGTGTAATGTCCAACCCAGTTCTTGATGTGAGTCACATTGTAGCTCCAGGAATTCGCATCGTGATGATTACCATGCACGATGGGACCTGAAACTACTTTGTGATAACTCGCATGTCGGTTCTGGGTTGTATAGAACGCAATGTCACTACCTCCAACATAGTGGATCCATTCGTAACCCGGTGTATATACGTATTGCTCGTAATTCTTCATGCAATTACTGGCAAGAATCGTGAGGAATAAAGGTATGCAGTAGAAGGACCACGACGATAACAATCACCGTGAACCAATCAATCTGCATCCCACTCTGCGAATCACTAAGCGGAGTCTTATTCTTCATGAAATCACCCGTAGGCCGTTGCACTCCTCGGAGAGCAACAAAGTACCCGCTACTCTATTGGAGATCATTTACGACCTCCTGCTATGCGAAGGGCAGGCTTCTTCCGTGACGCTTTCGGCTTTGGTGTAACTTGTGCCCTCGGGGCTGGCTTGGCGATGGATTGCCAAAACTTTCCCGGGGAAGACAAGTTGCTCCAAATATCCGAAAGCAGAGACAGAAGGAGCATCACCCAACGAACAGCAGAGGCCATAAAGCTCTCCTTTAGAATGCTCAAACCCTAGCATCATTGGACATCAGCCATTTGGTTGCTTCCGAGAAAAAGACAAGAAAGTCGTGTCTTGACCAGTTAGATACTTCCAAAGCGGTCAAACTAGCAAAGCTAGGATGGTCGGAAAGGAAATACTTAACAAGGTAAAGAACAGCGATAATCAGGTCATATAACTCCTCAGCGTCCATGGTTGAAAATCCTTTAATAAAAGGGGATGAGTGGAG